AGCTTTATTAATCCCTAACAAGCCTATATATAGAAGGAGTGGAGAGGATGAATATTATATATACTTCTCCAAAGATACGGTTTTAAAAGCATCCCAAATGTATTTAATGAAAGGCAACCAAAACAACTCAACATTAGAGCATCAATATTCTCTAAATGGATTGTCTTTAGTAGAATCCTGGATAGTAGAAGATACTGTTCACGATAAATCAAGAAAGTACGATATGGAAGTTCCTGTAGGGACTTGGATGGGTACTGTAAAAGTAAACAATGAAGATGTTTGGAACGACTATGTAAAGACAGGTAAGGTTAAAGGATTTTCTATAGAAGGTTACTTTGTAGATAAAATGGAAAGACCTAAAGACGCTACTATAAACGACTTAGCTCAAATTGAGGAAGAAGAAGCTAAAGAATTGTTATCTACTATTAGAGGAATTATAAAAGGAGACAAAAGAACTAAAAGTGGAAAGAAGACGATAATGGAATCTTATACAGATTATCCGTCTGCAGTCAAAAACAATGCCAAAAAAGGTTTAGAACTTAACGAGAAAGTAAACAATAAATGTGCTACACAAGTTGGTAAGATCAGAGCAACACAACTTGCACAAGGTAAACCAATAAGTAAAGAAACTATAAAGCGTATGTATTCTTATTTGTCAAGAGCAGAAGAATACTTTGACCCAAGTGATAATTCTAAATGTGGAACTATAAGTTTCTACTTATGGGGAGGATTAGCAGCAAAGAGATGGAGTGAATCTAAACTTAAAGAATTAGAGTTAGCTTCTATGAAGATAAATGATGATTATGCTATAATAGATGATAGGTTAGCATACTCCACAAAAGAAAAAGCTATAGAGATGGCTGAAGATATGGGGTGTAACTCTTACCACGAACACGAATACGAGGGTAAGATATGGTTTATGCCTTGTGAACAACACGAACTTAAAGCTCCTTGTCAAGCAGGATATGAGCAGTATGGAATGAAAAGAAAGAATGGAAGATTAGTACCTAACTGCATACCAATTAAATAATTTATGGCTACATTAAGAAACACATCTTATAAAGTACAAGTTGATGTCGATACTGATGCAATAAGAAACGCTTATAAAATAGAAGAAGGAGCATTTGTAACTACAGAAAGTGGAGTATGGACTGTATACAATGGAGAGTGGGTTAAACTACATCCTCAATCAGGTATTGGTTCTGGTTCAGGTTGGACAAGATACGATGATGGACAATATACGTCTGCAAGTAAACTATCTTTAGCTTTAGACACAGAAGTAGTATTACCTAATAATGGAGCTACTGTTTATAGAAGCTATACAGGTATTGATTACTATAATTCAACAACTCAAAAAGTATTAGCTGATAATGAGAACGATGTTTATGTAGCTACTGTAGTTTTTAAATGTCAAGCACCAAATGCTAATCAAACATTTATTAGATTACAATTAGATTCTGTAAATGGTACACCTTATGAAAGAGTAGGAGTAGACATACCGTTCCCAAAAGGTAATGATGTAGAACACGAATTTCATCAAGTATTTCAATATTATGCAACAGAAGATTTTGTAAGCAATGGTAGTCAATGGAAGATTACTGCTACAGGAGGAACTGCAAAAGTTTGGGACATAATATACTTTATACAAAAAACACAAAGTTATGCGTAATAAATATGAAGATACTACATATAATGTAAGTCCACAAGGAGGAAATAGAGCTTGTCTTTGTTGGGATAAAGAAACCTATAGTATTAAATGCTGTGATGGTTCATTACACGCACAAGGTATAGGAAGTATAAATAGAAATTCTTAAAAATGCAAAATAATTAACTAAATACGATATATTAATATGAAACCTATGGAAATGTTAAATCAAATCAAAAGCGTCTTGGGTGTAGAATTATCTACAGAAGAAAAAGTAGAACTTGCTCAAGCTAAATTAGAAAATGGTACTGTTTTAGAAGCAGAATCATTCGAGTCAGGACAAGAAGTATTTATCTTAACTGATGACGAGAAAGTAGCTTTACCTATTGGAGAGTACGAAATGGAAGATGGTAAAATCTTAGTAATAGCAGAAGATGGTATTATTTCAGAAATCAAAGAAGGTGGAGAAGAAGAAGTTGTGGAAGAAGAAGAAGAAGTAGAAGAAGTAGAACAAGTTGAAGAAGAATTAAAAGAAGAAGACAAGTACGCAACTAAACAAGAACTTGCTGAAATCAAATCTATGGTAGAAGAAATCAAAGAATTGATGAAGGAAGGTAAGAAAGAAGAAATGCAAAAGGAAGAAGAATTAATGTCACATAAATTGACAGAACTTGCTTGTCAAGAAGATGAAGCTCTAAAAGAAGAATTATCTAAACCTGCTTCTGAACCTATCAAGCATTCTCCTGAAGCAAAAGAAGAATTAAACAAAGTTGTTTACTCTCAAAAGAGAAACCTAACAACTAAAGATATAGTATATAGTAAAATAGCAAATTTCAAATAAAAATTAAATTAAATTAAATTATGGCAACTACAGTTTCAATTACAAGTACATATGCAGGTGAGTTTTCAGGGAAGTATATTTCTGCTGCTCTATTAAGTTCTCCTACATTAGAAAAAGGAAACATCGAAATTAAACCTAACGTTAAATTTAAAGATGTTATCAAAAAAGTAGCAACTGATTCAAATGTTATTAAAGACGCTTCTTGTGACTTTACTGACACAGCTACTGTTACTTTAACAGAAAGAATCTTACAACCAGAGCAATTCCAAGTAAACCTTGAGCTTTGTAAGCAAGACTTTATCTCAGATTGGGAAGCGATTTCAATGGGATACAGTTCTCTAAATGACCAATTACCTCCAAAGTTTTCTGATTTCTTAATCGGACACGTTGCAGGATTGGTAGCAGAAAAGAATGAGCAAAACATTTGGGCAGGTGTAAACGGAAACGCTGGAGAGTTTGATGGAATCACAGTATTAGCAGCAGCAGACGCAGACGTTAACGATGCAGCTAACGGTGGTGAAACTGCTTTCAGTTCAACTAACATAATCAGTCTTTTAGAAAATGTAGTAGATTCTTTACCTTCTGCAGTTTATGGAAAAGAAGATTTAAAAATCTATGTTCCTACAATAGCTTGGCAATCATACATCAGACAATTAGGAGGATATGCTGCTAATGGTGTTGGTGGTTCAGGTGTTGATGCAAGAGGTGGTTTATGGTACAATCAAGGTAATGCACTTTCTTTCGATGGAATTGAAGTAGTATTAGCTCCAGGTATGCCAACTAATCACATCGTTGCAGGACAAAAATCTAACATTTACTTTGGTACAGGTCTTTTATCTGACCACAACGAAGTTAAATTATTAGATATGGCTGACTTAGATGGTTCTCAAAACGTAAGAGTAGTAATGAGATTCTCAGCAGGTGTACAATATGGAATAGGAAGTGACCTATCTTTATTGACATTAGCTTAATAAATTGTTTAACATAGAAGGGTAGGTGGGGTATATGCCTACTTACCCTTTCTTATAAAAATTATAATAATATGGCTTGTACATTAACAACAGGAAGAAACATACCTTGTAAATCTTCAGTAGGTGGACTTAAAACAGTTTACTTTTCTGATTATGGTCTTACTGTTACTGATAATGCCACAGATGCAGAAAAAGTTGATATAGGTGGAACTCCTGACTTTTTTCAATACGACCTTAAAGGAAGTTCATCTATGGAAACTGCAGTAAACAGTTCAAGAGAAAACGGTACTACTTTCTTTGAATCAACTTTAAATATTTCATTACAACTATTAGATAGTAAAACACAAGAAGAATTAAAAATTATAGCTTTAGGAAGACCACAAATCGTTGTAGAGGATTATAATGGAAACTTCTTCTTATTAGGTAGAGAACACGGATGTGAAGTATCTGGTGGCTCATTTACAACAGGTGCAGCTATGGGAGATGCTTCGTCATTCTCTTTAACGCTAACTGCTCAAGAAGTATCAGCTCCTGCATTCCTTGCAGATTCAACTGATGTGACTGATAATGTAAATGCAGCTAAGATTTCACCTGCTACTCCTAATAACGGATAATAAATCATTAAGTTAAAAAATTAAGGGGACTATATGTCCTCTTTTTTTTTGCATTTAACACAAAATATAGTTTTTTTTTCGATATATAAGTATGAAGAAACTTACTACAAGTGCATCTGCTCAAACTATAAAGATTATACCAAGAAGTTATGTTACTTCTTCTACTACTTTAAAAGTAAGAGATGATTCATTAAATGAAGAATTTAGTTTTACAGTAACTCCATCAGTAGATGGAAACTATCTTAGTATTTCTAATGAATATACATCTTCAGGAAATTCAATATTAAAAGAGGGTAGAACTTATGACATAGAGTTATTAGATACATCTTCTAACATAATATACAAAGACAAAGTATTTTGTACTGACCAAACAGTAGATCAATCAAGTAACGATTATTATTCAATTAATGATGGTGAATATACATTTGATACTACTGCAGGTTCTCACGATAACGATTACATAATAATATGAACGATTTAAGAATAGTAAATTTAAGCACTTACACAAGTCCTAAAATAAAAGAAGTTAGTAATAGAGATTGGATTTCTTATGGAGAGGACAACAACTACTTTCAATATCTAATAGACAGATACAACGGAAGTCCAACTAACAATGCCATAATAAATGCTGTATCTTCTATGATATATGGTAAAGGATTAGATGCTACTAATTCCAGTAAAAAACCAGACCAATATGCACAAATGATTTCATTATTTGATAATGATAGTGTAAGAAGATTAGCATACGACTTAAAACTGATGGGACAATGTGCAATACAGGTAATTTATTCTAAAGATAGAACTAAGATAGCTCAGATAGAGCATATGCCTGTAGAAACACTTAGAGCAGAGAAATGTAATGAGAAAGGAGATATAGAAGCATATTACTATTGGAAGGACTGGGATAAGATTAGACCTTCTGATAAACCTTTAAGAATACCTGCATTTGGTACAAGCAAAGAAGCTATAGAAATACTATATGTTAAGCCATATCGTTCAGGATATTACTACTATAGTCCTGTAGATTATCAAGGAGGTTTACAATATGCAGAGCTTGAAGAAGAAGTATCTAACTTTCACTTAAACAACATCTTAAATGGTATGAGTCCATCTATGTTAATTAACTTTAACAATGGTACTCCTAATGCAGAGGAAAGAAGACTTATAGAACAAAGAATATACAACAAATTTAGTGGGTCAAGTAATGCAGGTAAGTTCATATTAGCTTTTAATGACAATGCAGAAAGTGCTGCAAGTATAGAACCTGTACAATTAAGTGATGCACATAATCAGTATCAATTCTTGTCTGAGGAGTCTACTAAAAAGATAATGGTAGCTCATAGGGTCGTTTCTCCGATGCTTTTAGGTATCAAAGATAACTCAGGGTTAGGAAACAACGCAGACGAGCTTAAAACAGCCTCTACGCTTATGGATAATACTGTTATTAGACCTTTCCAACATCTTTTAATAGATGCCTTCAATCAAATCTTAGCTTATAATGGTATTTCACTTAAATTATACTTTAAGACTTTACAACCTTTAGAATTTACAGAATTAGATAATGTAGAGGATGAAGAAACTAAAGAAGAAGAAACAGGTGTTAAATTATCTAAGGAAGATTTAACAGATGAGGAATTTGATATTATTCTTGATGAACTTAGAGGAGAAACAATGTCTAATAGATGGGAAGAAGTAGATGCAAGAGAATATAAAGATGACAACGAAAGTGAAGAAGAATGGGCAAGTAGATTAATACAATCTAAGAAAGAAAACTTAGAAAAGAAAAGTATTGATTCTAAGAAATCAGGATTTAGTTACTTAGACAG